TTACTATTGAACAGTTCAAAGATGTGCCGGATGGCTCTTGGATAGTTGGCTATAAGGTAGAGAACCCAGAGGTTTGGAATGAGATAAAGAATGGAAAATATACAGGTTTCTCTGTTGAAGGTTACTTCTACGAGATACCGGAAACAGAGAAAGATGAAATAGCAGAATTTATAAATAGTCTGCTTTAATTATTAAACTGAACATTATATGGATAAAAAGGTATTAAGACTTAAACTAGCTAAGATGCTTGCTAAGTTTGCTGAAATTGAGACAGACAAAGGAAACCTTATTTATGAAGGTGACTTTGTAGAAGGTGTTGAAGTCTTTGTAGAGAAAGAAGGCGAGATAGTTCCAGCTGAGGATGGAGAATATATCTACGAGGAAAAGACAGTCACTGTAAAAGAAGGTAAAGTAGAAAGCATTAAAGAAGCTGAAAAACCTGTTGAAGAGCCTGTACAGGAGGCACAAGCAGAGGCTGAACCACAAGCTGAGCCAGAAACTCCAGCAGAGCCAGAGACAGACCCAAAGGATGAGGAAATTGCTAAACTCAATGATATTATAGTTGAGTTAAAGAAAGAGATAGAAGCAAAAGATGCAGAGATAGCAGAACTTAAAGGTAAACCATCAGAAGCTCCTATAGAGATGGGTTATTCTAAAGCTGTAAAGGCTTCCGGAGCAATGAAGTATTTTGAATAATTAATTTTTAAAACATTATAAATATGGCAATAAATACAAGTGCATTAACTGCGTATGTGGAGGAAAGACGCCTTCCATTAATTAAGAAAGCCGTTCTTGGCGGCAAGACTATTCCTATGTTGAACCTCCAGACTGGTGTAAAGAAGTCAGCTGCTCTTAACCTCTTGACTTCTGCTGTAGCTTTCGGAAACGGAGCTGCTTGCGGCTGGAATGAGGCTGGTGAGTCAACACTGTCTCAGAGAGTAATTGAGGCTGGTAATATTAAGATAAATATGTCATTCTGTGATAAGCAGCTCTTGAAGTATTGGGCTGGCTATGATGTAAAGGTAGCTGCTGGTTACAAGACTCTGCCATTCGAGGAAGAGTTTGTAAACTCAGTTATTGATGACATTAACGCTAAACTGGAGAAAGCTGTATGGCAGGGTGATACTACTTCAAGCGATGTTAACTTGAATAAGTTCGATGGACTTATCAAGATAATTGATGCTGAGGCTTCTGTAATTTCAGCTACAACTGGAACTACTGTTTATGATACAGTAATGAATGTTTACAAGGCTATCCCAGTTGAAATTCTGGATAAGGCTACTATCGTAATGGGTGCAGACAAAGTTCGTGAGCTTGTTGCAGAAATGCAGGCTACTTCACTGCTTTCATTCGCTTAGGTAGAGGATAAGGGCAATGTAGTTTACATTCCTAACACTGGTGTAAAGGTTGTTGGTGTTCAAGGCTTGGTAGGTACTGACAGAGTATTTGCTGCTGACTTCGAGAACAACGTATTCTACGGAACTGACTTGGAAGGTGATGAGGAGAAGTTTGAACTCTGGTATTCACAGGATAATAGAGAGTTCCGCTTAGCTGTTGAGTTCAACGCTGGTGTACAGGTTGCTTATCCTAACCAAGTAGTTAAGGCTACTCTTTGATAAATAACAAATAGCAAGGCTCTAGGTATCTAGGGCTTTGCTTATAGTATTAACAATTAAAAACTAATTATATATGGCTTTAAATGCGAATTGTGCAGCTACTTTAAGTGGTATCGGTCTGGAGTGCTTGGATAATATCGGAGGTATTAAGAGAGTATATATTGCTAGAAAAGAGGATATAGCAAGCGTAACAGCAACTGATACTACTGGAGTAACATTGATAACTCCAGCTGAGACTGGTGCTAAACCATTCTATGTGTATGAGTTTAGAAAGGCTACTGGAGGTATGACTTCTACTGCTACTATTGATGATGCAGCAGGTGTAAGATATTTCACAACTGAGGTAACACTTCAGTTTAATAAGATGAAGACAGAGAAGAGACTTGAGATAAACGCTCTTACTAAAGGAAACTTTGTAGCTGTTGTTGAGGATATGATGGGATAGTTCACTTATCTGGGCTTTGATGCTCCAGTTACAGCAACTGCCGCTACAGCACAGGCTGGTACTGCTTATGGTGATGTTAATGGTTATACATTGACTCTTACTGATATTAGTAAGGATATGCCATATCAGTTAGCTCCTACTTATACTACCGGCGCTGAGGGCTTTATCGAG